CAGAGATCGAGCTTGGTCTTGTCGATGCGACTGATGAGGTCGTTGATCGGGCTGGAGAGCGCGAGACCTACGCTCGTCTGGGTACCGGCTTGGATCTGCTGGAGAGATCGGATGCCGTCGCGGGAGAAGAAGAATACGTCAGGACCAACCGCGGTGATGGACCGGTGCGATGAGCAGCCGATATTGCCGCTGATGAGTGAAATGGTCCAATCGGCAGCATCCTGCGTAGGATCGGCATTTACGCTCCAAATAGAGCGTTCCTTGAAGACGATGAGTTGATAGCCAAACCAAGAGTAGAGTCCCTTGATTGGATCCCCATCGCCACCGATCCGAAGAGACCCGAGAGGATCCCAGGATTCGCCATCGAGGATATCCGAGAAGTAGAGGGTATCGGGCTGGATGGATGTATCCGCAGAAACCGCAAACAACCGATTGGTATGGGTGGTAAGAAAGATCGGTTTGGCAGGAGGCGTGAGCGATACAAAGGCTACGGCGTGAGATGAATGAGCCGGAGAAATAGTAATCGCTGGAGCGGTCGTATAGCCGCTTCCAGGATTGGTGATCGTTATGAATACGAGATTACCATCGTTAGAAACAACCGCAGTGGCCGTAGCCGTGATGCCGCTGGGAGGGGCTGCAACGGTTATCGTTGGAATGGAGCCGTGATTCGATCCCTGATTGATGACATCGATGCGGCTGATTTTGCCGGCTATGGTCGAACTGTTGAGGTTCGCGCTTGAGACGTATTTAAGCGTTCCTAAACCGTCTGAATAAAACAATTTGTCATTTAATTGCGCAAAATAGACGTAGGAAGCGGAAGCGTTGAGCGTTGAACCCGAAATCAGATTGTAGGAAACGCCGGGTGATCCGAAGTAGAGGCTCTTGGTGGAGGTGCTAAGGTCATTAACAGCGATGACGAGTCGTTCGGATGCGGCTGTGTCGAAGTAGAAACCGGACAATACCGTCGCGTTGATGGGAAGATTGCTGCCGAAGTTGGAAGTCGTTGACTCCCAGTTGGTGATGATGTCCTCCCAGTTGGCGGTGATGCTGTTGCCTGCCAGTGAAACGGCTCCTAGACGAGTGACGAGATTGCCGAAGTCGTCATAATCCATGTTGATGGCCGATTCCATGCTGGTTGCAGGAATGCCATCGGGACGAGTGGCTGAAATTACGCCGGTTGAAAACCCAGTGCTTCCATCCAGAAGCATCTGGTCATCGAGAGCATCTGAGGATTGGAATGGCATGGCGGATTACAGGATGTCTTGGAACGTGTAATCGTACAAGCTATCTGGGATGATGCGGCTGATTTGCTGTTGTTGGCCGCGTTCCATGTCTTTCATGATGGAGACCTGAGCGGCTCCTTCTTGGAACTTGGCTTGGGCTTTACCGTACTGCCGAGAGTATTCGAGGAGATCGCCTTCGGTGTAGGCCATTAGAGCGTTCTCTACGCCTCGCAACTCGAAGTTGGTATCGTTGGAGATGGTGACCGCCTCACCGAACTGCCGCATCTGCGACTGTTTCTTGGCGAGGATGAACAGAGTGCCATCGGCATTGGGCGTGGGAACGAGCTTGATGCGGGGAACACCGGCCTCGCCATAAGCTCCGCCGATCAATCGAGTCCAGTTAACAAAGTTGCCGGGGGTGGCTTTACGGCTATCGACGTTGTTCCAGGTGTTGGGATCGAGCTGGAAGAACGAGACCCATTCCGCGGCGGGCACTTCGAGGCCATCGGTATCTCCGGTGACCGTGAAGCGGATGGCTACGGGGAAATCGATGAAGGTATTGTAACCGGTCCCTGAAGCGTAAGCGGAGGCAACGTAATCCGAGAGGGTGATCATCTCATCGCCGGCGGTGACCGGATGAGAGATAATGCCGAGGGTATCGTTCCACAGGCAGGAATCCCAGATCATCGAGTAGCGGCGGATACAGAACTTCTTGGCCAACGCGATGGTAGCCGAGTCTGTGAACGACAGCTTGTCGCAAGCCGCCTGAGCCGCTTCGGAGGGTTTCATGCGAAGTATTCTTGCAAGATCATTGAGGAGCTGGTGCGGGCAAGGCTGTCAGCGTTAACTCCATTAGTAACATCTTGTAATGTTCTATTTACCCATATTGATGGGAAATTCGTTGGACCAGTGGCGTACAAATGGATCTTGTAAGTAACAGCGGATGCGGATGCCGGTGAATCAAGAATCTGGATGAATTGACTAGTGAAAACACTTCCACTAGTAGATCCAGTGCTATTTAAAGGAGCAATGCCGTACAACAATGAACCTACGTTATTTGATCCAATTTCCGTTCCATTACGAGTTATTCTGAATGCTCCGTAGGATAATATTCCGGAAACTCCAACGTTGATAGCTATAGTAACCAACACCGTTGAGGCTGTGGATCTAGGAGTAATCGATGTGGTAAGCACCGTTATCTCAGTTCCTGATCCAGCACTTGTGGCAACAAACGGACTTCCTCCAGCGGTGGAGTCTTGATAGAGAGTCTGTTTTACTTGAGGAGCAGTTGTCGCACTTATCCCCAACGAACTGGCGGGAACAACCTTAACCTTGCTAGAATCGTTTGCGTCAGTGATCAGCACCTTGTCGGCGGCAAGATCTATTGTAGCACTAAGTATATTTGGAACCGTGATCTGATCTGAAAGAATAACTACAAGATCTGCCGGTGCGCTTCCAAGCGTAGTGTCTCCGTTAACGGTTAGGTTTGCCGCCATCGTTGCATTGCCGGTTACGCCAAGGGTTGTGCCAACAGTAGCCGCTCCCGTAACAACAGCACTGGCCAACGTAGAGACTCCGGTAACTCCGAGAGTAGTCCCAACGGTAGCGGCTCCGGTGACTCCAACGCTTGCTAATGTGCTTGCTCCCGCGACTCCGAGGGTGCCTGTAACGGCGGTGGCACCGGTCAGTGTGGAGGTACCAGTAACCGCGAGGTTTCCTGGGACCGTGAGGTTGCCGGTGAGCGTGGTTGCTCCGGTGACATTGAGCGCACCGCCTATGGTCGCTGCACCGCTTGTAGCGAGGCTTGAAAGGTTGGTAGCCCCGGTGACAGCCAAAGTACCCGCAATGGCCGTGTTGCCGCTTGCAGAGGCCACTGTGAGCTTGTTAGTGGCTACACTGAAATCTCCGGTGGTATTGACTGCGGCGTTGGAGACTTGGAGTGCGGAGTCATTGCCACTGCCGTCGCTGATGGCTTTGAGCGTTGCGCCTACGGTGGAGTTGTCGGAGTTCTTGAGTAGGCCAGTGTAGGTCGATGCAACGCTACTGCCTGTGAGTGGTGTTCCCATATCAGTTCTTCGGTAAAACGTACCAACCTGCCGGCAGCACCACCTTGGATGGTCCCACCAGCTTCTTATCTTTGTCGAATCCGTAGACGCTGGCCGTTGTAGGCTTGGCCAGCATCACCGGATCACCGCTTGGCACCAGGACCACCCGTGTCATCTGGCAACCCAGGCAGGTCAGCAATGCGGCCAGCCAAATCGCTCTTGAGGGCTTCGGGAGCTTGGCCATGTTGCACATCGGTAGGTGGTGTTGCTCGTAGGAAGTCGAGGATTGCCCGAAGGATCTGGTAGATCCAGTTCACGCCTTGGGGTCGATGGCGGTCTTGTCGGCATCCTTGGCCAGGATCAAACCAATGCCAGCGGTGACCGCGGCAATGGTCGAGGCGATGTCGATGTTGGTCGCAGGATCACCGTCGAAGGCAGCCCGTAAGGCACCACCGACAGCGACGAGAATGGCACCGACACCGGCGAGAGTTGTTTTCGTGTTTTTCATTTAGAGCGGAATAATCGAAACGCTGCGTAACAGGCGCAAAGTAAGCCAATCAGCGCGGTGATAAGGCGAACCCAGTCGGTGAGGGCTGGAATAAACGAAACAGCGGTGGCACCTGCCGCTGCTGCAAGGCTGAGTCCAGGGCTGGTGCTGCTGTTCGTTGGTTCCATTACTCAGTAGGCTGTGCGGCTTCAACCACCGGATTCGCCGCTTTGTAAGCCGCGACAACCGCAGGAGTCCACAGCGCATTCGCGATATTCACAACCTCGGTCGGCTGACCAGTAAGGTCGTCACCGGGGTTCAATGTGTATTGCAAGGTAATCTCAGACCCGACAACCGCGCCGTCGCTGTCGTAATCAATTCCGGTCGTGACGAACAGCGAGTTGTTCTGATTGCACTGCACTGAGACGATATCAACTGGTACGATCATTGGATGGTGGGTTGGAGGTTGGCGTTGTAAGCGGTAATCGCGGCAGGAGTCCAGACGGCGTTGGCAATCGCGACAACCTGCTCGGGCTGACCCGTAATGTCGTCACCGGGATGCAAGCAGTAGCGGCGGAATGTGGAGGCTTTAACAACCTCGCCATCGACGATCTGGTCCGACAGGCGAACCTGAAGGATGGTTGAAGGAAGAACCTCGCAGAGAGAGAATATGGTGCGTTCGGTGAGCATATAATTAGACGTTGTAAGTTATGTTTGCCCAAATGTATTGAACAGAACCGGGGTTAAATGTTACATCGGCAAATGCAGAGTTAGAAACAGATGAGTACATAGAAATAGCTGTTCCAGATGCTGTACACAATCCAAAAATAGATCCAGTGAATGTTGCTGCTCCGTAAAAACCAGCACTTGCGATGGTTTCTACAGTTCCGTTTGCAAATGGTAATCCAGAAATGGAAATTCTTCCTGAATATCCTGTAGTAATTATATTTGAGAAAAACACCTGAGCAGTTACTGTTCTGCCTATCTTAGTGTATTTACCAACTGTTGTTAAAAGAGTTGCAGGATTAGTAACACTTCCATTCAACGTAGCGGTAAACGTCCCCTCCTCGTAATCGTTCAGTAGCTCGGAGGTCATCGTTCCGCTGCCTTCGGTAGTCGCGGAGAAGTCGATGCCTTTGCCGGATGTAGTCATCACTACGTTGCCGGTGGATATGGACACGTCGCCTGATGTTTCGATTGTAAGACGGCTTGCACTTGCAGTTTCATCCGAAACGCTAAAGCTCCCAGACGGATTAGAAGACAGAGCATATCGTTTTCCAGAACCACCGCTGGAGTTTAACTGCAACTGCGCGGTATTTCCGCTAGAGCCTTGAATGAACACCATTCCGAATCCAGACGCGCCTTCAACTTGGATGCGTCCGTTTGTAGCTCCATTGACTTGAAGATCGTAACTAGGACTCGCCGTACCAATACCCACCCGATTGTTCGTCGAATCAACCTTCAGCGTACTCGTATCCACCGTCAGATCGCCGGTGATGGTGGCGGAGCCAGCGGTAACGAGTCCGGTGACAGTCAATGCTCCACTCGCGGTTGGAGAGGATGAGAGGATGTTGTTTACGCTGATCTTCTTAGTCGTACCAGATGCGGCCATCGTGGTATCGCTGACATCAACGATAGGGATAACGTCATTAGCCGGATCAGCGGCGGTCAACGCCGTCAGTGCTGTGATCTTTGTGTCTGCCATATTATTCTACGGTTAAAATGAATTTGTCGGATGCTTCGGTTAAAATGAGATCGGTGCCCTGCTCAGTTGCCATTCGATCGTAGGTGCCAAAAGACAACACGATCTTCCCAGTTCCATCCTCTTGCAGTACGAAGAACTCGTCTTCCTGCAATAGATCCCGGCGCACGATCGGCAGATCAGCGGGCGTGACGTTTCCGCCAGACCCACTCGAAGCCAATCGTGTTCCAAGAGCGAGTGTCACGGTTAGGAGCTGATGATTCCGTTGAACGCGACCACCTGACCACTGGAAATCTGGAAGCTCGTAATCGGCCCAGGAAGCGTAATGCCAGCGGGGATAGCCACTGTGGACCAAGAGCCGCTGATTCCATTACCGGTGATCGAAGTGAAAGTGGTGACGGCAATCGTGGTGATCGCAACGAATGGGCCAGTGGTCAACGCGGTAGAGGTCACGAGCTGGAAGCCCGCATTGCCCATCGAATACTCGGTTGCCAGATTAGATTCTATGCTCATATGTCCCAAATTTTACGGATCTGATTCTTGCTGAAAGTGCTTTCAAAGCGGGTACCCTGCCGGTCTTCCATCCGGCTAAAGCCCTGCTTCACCTTGTCCTTGAGTTCGGCTTCGCGGGCAAAACCGGTAACCCCGAAGCGGGCTACCGGCTGCCTCGTCCAGCGTTCACCCTTGATCACAAGAGAATCGGTTCCCATTGGAGCGATTTGCTCCAAGGACTTGCCTTTGTTCTCGAAGGTGTAGATCGGCATGTTAAGACTCCATCTCGCTGTCGTACTCGGAAACCATGTTTCGCATACCTTCTTCGTCCATTGGTTCCATTGATTCCTTGCCGGCCTTCTCGTACTCGGCGGGCATACCGTTCACGCTTTGGATCTCAACGTAAGCCTCACCATTTTCAAGCTTCTTGAGAACGCCCCGAACTTCCTGTAGGACAACTTCATCACCAACCTCGGGGGAAGCCTGTTGGCCATCTTCCGTGTCAGTGGAAAGAGCCTCGACTGGAATCGCAATCATTGGCGCATTGTTGTCAGCCTCATCACATCCGCAAGCGGAATGAGAAGGGGCACCACCGATTTCTCGACGATGCCCCTTTGGGCCGACGGCAATCACCATGATGGTGGCCGTCTTGGGTCGCATATTACAGCGTGGAAGCGGTCTTAGTGCGGTGGACCAAGTACCAGACCGGGTTGATATTCCCAGGAGAAGCACCACTGGTGTTACCAGCGGCCAAACGCAGAGCGGCGAAGT